ATGGACGTTGCACCACAGGCTTTGGATAATATAGACGTAGATAAAGCAGTTGTAAGATTGGCAGAAATATCTGGCATACCTACAGACATTATTAATTCAACAGAGGCAGTTAAGAAGATGAGAGATCTCAGAGCACAACAGCAAGCACAGGCGGCAGAGCAAGAGCAGATGAAAGAAGCTTCTGAGACTATGATGAATATGGCACAGGCAGAAGCTATGTCTAAGGGTAAAGACCAAAACACACAACAATAATCTCAGGGGGTTATGATGGGCGAGTTGAAAAGTAAATTAGCTTCGGCTAATAAAGTTAAAGCAGAAGTAAAAGAAAAACAATCTAAAATACTTTTTGAAAGTATCCAAGAAATAGCCAATACCGAAGCAGGGACTGTTGTATTAAAACATCTTCGAAAATTCTGTGGTTTTGGGGAATCAAACACTGTAGCCAATATACAGACCGGGGAGATAAATATACAAGGCACACTTCATAATAATCAATTTGAAGAAGTGTATAAGAATTTAAGAACATACATGTCAAAGAAAACTAAAATAAAAGTAGAACTTAACGATTAATTACAAGGAGAAAACAAATGGCTGAAGAAGTAGGGGCTGTACCACCAGATCCAAATGTAGTAACTATTCCAAGCAGCACAACAGAAGTTAAACCGGGAGAAGCTGGGGAGTTTAAAATTCCAGCAGATTACCAAGACAGAGCATATTTAAAAGATGTTGGTTCTTATGATGATGTCTTTAAAAAACTAGATGGTGCTCAAAAACTAATTGGCCAAAGGCCTGTAGGGGTTCCGGGAGAAAATGCAACTCCTGATGAGCTAACAGCTTTTAATAAAGCCATGGGTGTTCCTGACGACTTCAGCGGATACACTTTAAAAAGTGAAGAAGGGGCTGTTGTAAACGAGACTCTCGACAAAGGTTTTAAAGAGTTATTCCATAAAGCGGGTCTTAATCAAAAGCATGTAGATATTCTACAACCGGGGTTTGAAGAACTAACAAAAACAATAGCAGCAGAGATAGGGTCAAAATCAGATGCTGAATTTGATAAGTTAGCAGTAGATACCTTCGGGGATAAGAAGGATCAAGTTCTTGCGGATGTTAAAAAAATAATGGGGGATAATAAACCCGCTAATGTTGAAAATTTTGATACATATTTAGACAGTCTTAACAATAAAGATCTTGTTGTTATGTCCGCCGTTATTAATAATATAAAAGAAAAATATATAAAAGAAGATAGTATTCTACCCGGAGGCAGTCAGACAGGAGGAGATGTAACTTCTTTAAGGCAAGAAGCTGTTAAGCTGATGGGCCAACCAGAGTACGCCGATAAATTCCATAAAGATCACAAGGTAACCTTTAATAGGATACAAGAGATCTATGCGAATATCGGCAAGTTACAAGCAGCGGGGAAATAACAGTATTGACAGATAGCAAAGGTTATGGTATACTTCATACTACAGTATAAGTGGATACCTCGAAAGAGTCCACAATAAGCGTAAACGCTTCATCGTAAGTCGATGTAAAACAACTAGGGACACCTCCGTTATCTCAAAGACGGGTATGGTTACTGAATATGATAGCACTTAAAAATTATATTATTAACTTTAACCTATAAAGTGAGGTGACGAACATGGCTCAAGAAACAATGGACAATCTGCTAACCACGCAGTTTTCAGACATGCTTCATGTTAAGTCTCAACAAATCCGTGCAAGACTTCGCCCATATGTTACTATTAAACAGATGTCAGGCGATGTGTACGCATACGATGGTTTGGGAATTATCGAAGCACAAGAAGTAGCTGGAAGAATTCAGAAGACAGTTTTTTCTGATATCGACCATTTGAGAAGAAAGATCTCAAGACGTAGATTTACAGTTACACTTCCTATTGATGATATGGACGTAGCAGCTATATTGATCAATCCAGAAGGAGAGTATGCTGGAGCGACAATCCGTGCAATGGAAAGAGTATTTGACAGAGTAGCTGTACAAAGCATGTTTGCTTCTGTTTCTACTGGTAGGGATTTTGATACAACAGTAGCGTACGCTGCTGATGGTGGTTTTACAGTAGATGCAACTAGCGGAGTTACATATGAAAAACTATTAGAAGTGAAACAAAATTTCATAGATGCTGATGTTGGTAATGACATACCTGAAAGATTAGTTATGGGTATTACTGGTGATGAACATACCGATCTTATGAGTGAAACAGAATTGACTTCTGGTGATTTTTCGAGACAGTATGTGGTAGACCAAGGCGATATAGTAAAAGCTTGTGGAATTGACGTTGTTAAATTCGCAGCTAATGCTAATACTCCTATCCTTGATGTTAATTCTGGAACAAGAGATTGTTTCGTAATGTCTTCAAGAGGTATTTGTATGGGCCTTTCAAAAGATATGACAATTAAAATCCAGCCTAGGCCGGATTATGTAGATGTTAAACAAGTTCAAATCGTAGGTATTCTGGGTGCAGTTAGAACAGAAGGCGTTTTGATGCAAAAATTTCAGACAACTGAGTAAGAAAGGAGTACAGTAATTATGGCAGTATTGGATAAATACGTAAACGCGAACCAAGAAGCTGGAAAACTGGCAAACCCTGCGCTTATGCAAGGAATGACTGTATTTTCTTTAGTTGCAGAAACTGAAATTGCAGTAGCAGATTCAGATAATTCAGTGTATAGAATTGCCAGTTTACCATCAAATGCGATTATTACATCTATAGAATCTATTGCAGATACGATTACTGCGGGAGATGATTATGATTTAGGAATCTATGATGCAATTAGTGGAGATGTAGTAGATGCCGATTTCTTCGCAGATGGGATAGATTTTACTTCGGGTTTCGCAGTAGGTTCCGCGTCTAACAATATGACAGCGGTAGCTATTGAAGAATTTCCTGATAAACTTTATGTTCACGCGGGTGCAACAGTGGCAACTAAAAAAGAGGGATATGATATTGCATGGACAGCTAACACAGTTGGATCTTCTGTTGGAACGATTATAACTAAGATATCGTATATTCTAGGCTAGTTGAGTACAACATTAAATATAAAAGTGTACTCTTGGAAACAGGAGTACACTTTCTTTTTAGGAGGCACACTATGGCGGTCATTTCTTCAAAAGTAGAAATTTGCAATCTTGCACTAAGTCATATTGATGAAGGATCAACTGTTGCAGATATAGATACCAACCCCCAAACCACTGCTGAACTAGAATGCCAGAAATGGTATGATACTGTTCGTAGAGGATTATTAAGAAAATATGTTTGGAACTTTGCGCGTAAGCGTAGAACGGTTACTCGTAGCGGAACTCCAGAGTTTGGGTTCGCAGATGAATATACCCTTCCAAATGATTTTATAAGATTATTAGCTTTCGGTAATAGTGGTGACTATTATAATTGGTATCAATACCGTCACAAGTATCAAATCGAACGTAAAAAGATCTTACTAGATAATAGCGCAGCAACGTCTTTAAATCTTATTTATATAAACGATAATTTACTTGTCAGTGAGTACGATGCTTTATTTGTAGAAACTTTGGCTTTAAAATTAGCATACAAAATGGCATACAGATTCACTACCAAGAAATCTGTAGTTGAAAGAGTTGCTAAAGAATTAGAACAAAAAGAACAAGAAGCAGTATCTATTGATGGGCAAGAAAGACCTGCAACTCGTATAGAAATGAGCCAACTTAAAGCGGCTCGTAGGAGAAGAGGGGCTTCAACTGTAGCTGGTCTGTATACTGTATTTAAGGGGTAAATATGCCACAAGTAAATAATATTATTATTAATTTTGCAGCAGGGGAGTTATCCCCTCGTCTTAGAGGACATAATGATTTAAAAATATACTATACCGGACTAGAACTTTGTCAAAATTTTATAGTAGAAACTCAAGGACCTTCAAGATTTAGAGAGGGATCAGTATATGTTAACCACACAAGATCTAATAACGTGGCTGCCATATACAGTTTTCAATTCAACGATATTCAATCCTACATGCTTGAATTCACTAATAAATATATTAGATTTTTTAAAGATGGCGGGGTTGTCTTAGATACTAGTAAAACAATTACAGGTATTACTGCTGCTGATCCCGGAGTAGTTACTTCCGCCAGTCATGGATATGAAGATGGTGATGAGGTATATATTGCGAGTGTAGTTGGTATGACAGATGTAAACGGTTCTTATTATATCGTGGCAAATAAAACTGCTAATACTTTTGAGTTAACAGATGTTGACGGTACAGATATTGATACCAGTGGGTACACAGCGTACACTTCTGGAGGGACGGTATCAAAAATTTATGAGGTAGCCAGTCCATATTTAGAAAGACATTTATTTGAATTAAAGATCGCACAAAATGCAGACACAATGTATATTGTGCACCCTTATTATGAACCTAGAAAATTAACTAGATCAGGGGACGCTTCTTGGACATTAGCAAGATTTACACGTACTGCAGATCCTTTTTTAGATGAAAAAGTAATAACAGGCATCACCGCTGCAAATCCGGGGGTTGTTACTTCTACAGACCATGGGTATTCTGATGGGGACATCGTTATAATAGAAGAAGTTGTGGGTATGACAGAACTTAATGGAGGCATTTTTACAGTAGCCAACAAAGATGCCAATACTTTCGAGTTAACCGATATAGACGGTGGCGATGTAGACACTTCTGGGTACACCGCTTATGGTTCCGCAGGGATTATTTCTAATCAAAATTTTTTACCGGGAGCCATTTCTTTTTATGAGTCTCGGTTACTATATGGTCGGTCAGATTTGTATCCTGAAAAGTTTTGGGGAAGTAGAGGGCCTGACACTTCAGGGGTGCCTAGATTTGATGACTTTACAACTGGTGCAGACGATGACCATGCAGTTATTTTTACTTTAGCTCCTGTAAATGGTAAGGTAGATTCTATCCAATGGCTTGCTGGAAATACTAAATATTTAGCTATGGGTACTTATGGAGGGGTTACTAAAGCCACAGGAAGTGGAACTGATGAGCCTATAACTCCCGGAAGTATAAAGACTAGTCCTGTTGACAGCCACGGTTGCGCAAACATAATGCCTATACCTTATGGTAATATTATATTATACGCTCAGTTAGGTGGTTTAGTTATACGGAGCTTAGAATATAGTGTTATAGATGATGGGTATGCGGCTATTGATAGGGTATTAGTGGCAGATCACATAACAAAATCAGGAGTTAAACAGCTGGCTTTTTCTAACGGAAGGCCTGATGTGTTGTGGGCCGTACGTAATGATGGGGTTTTAATCGGCCTTACATTTAAAGCTAAAGAAGATGTCTCTGGATGGCATAGGCATATACTTGGAGGTACTGATTCTAAAGTATTAAGTGTGGGGGTAACTCCTCAAACATTAAAATACGACAGAACATGGCTGGTTGTAGAACGTACTGTAAATAGTCTTACAAGAAGGTCTATTGGATATATAGCTGATGAAGTAACTTTTCCTGAAAAGGAAGAGTACTATACTGATCAAACAACCGAAACTGTTGACACTACTAAATTTTTAAATGCGATGTTCGAAAAACAAAAAGAATACGTTCATCTCGATAGTTCTTTGTCCTATAATGGTGCAGACTATACGTCTGGTGTCGGTGCTACGATAACCCCTGCTGCCCTATCGGGCACTGGCATACAAATAACTTCTGATGTAGATGTTTTTACATCTGGATCTATAGGTAATCAAATTTGGAAAAAATTAACAAACAGCGCAGATAAAGGTATTGCAGTAACAGGACGTTATGAAATAACCCATTATACTGACGCTAAAAATGTATCAGGAACTGCTCTAAAAGCTTTTGATAGTCTTACAGCTATGGCTCCGGGAGAATGGTATCTTACAGCAAGTGCTATTTCTGGGCTAGAACATCTTGAAGGGGAGACCGTAAAAGTTATTACTGATGGAAGTGTGCATCCTGACGAAACAGTTACTGGCGGGGCAATAGCTTTAGATTATGAAGCCAGTACCGTTCACATAGGTTTAAAATATACAGGCATTATGAAGTCTATGCTTTTGGAAATCGGAGGGGTTAACGGCCCAAGTATTACTAAAGTTAAAAATATAGACAAAGTGTACTTTAAATTTCTCCATACTTTAGGGGCTCAATATGGGTTAGGCCTATATGATATGGCCCAATTAGTTTTTAGATCTACAGCAAGTATTGGCAGTAGGCCACAACCTTTATTTTCAAGTATTAAATCTGTGGACTATCCTGATAAATGGGAAAGAGAAAAATACATATACATTCTACAAGAATATGCGTTACCATGTATAGTTCAATTTATGGATATATACGGAGAGGTGGTGGATGTCAGTGAACAATAATATTGAAATAGTAAAATATACTGATGAACATTTTGGTCAAGTAGAGTTAAAAGAGGAACTAGCTTTTAAATCTCTTTTAGTTGGCGATCCACAAATTAGATTGAATATTTTAGCACAATCCGGTAACGGATTAGTGATTATGTATAGAGATGAAATTTTAGGGTATATGGGATATTATGAGATGTGGCCGGGAGTCTGTGAGATATGGGCGGCACCCTCAGTAGCAGTAAATAAATATCCAAAAACATATTTAGCTACAGTTAAAGAATATATACATAAAACATTTGACGAAAAAAGAGAGTACCACAGGATCCAAGTAACGTGTCCCGATACTGAATACTATGATAAATGGATAGGTTTTTTGGGACTCGAATGTGAAGGCGTACTTCGTCAATTTGATAATGAACGTAACGATTGTAAAATTTGGTCGAGGGTAAAAATATGTCAACAGGAGTAGCCTTAATGGCAACATCAGTTATGTCTTCTATGGGCCAGATGTATTCTGGTGCACAGGCGATGAAAGCTGCGTCAGCGGAAGCTTCACTACAAAGACAGCAAGCAGTGTTGGCTTCACAAGAAGCGAATAGAGAAGCCGCGAGAAAAGAAGAAGATGCAAATAAATTAAGAAAAAAGCAAAAGATGATATTCTTAAAAAGCGGTGTGGGTATTGAGGGGTCTCCTTTATTAATATTAGAAGAGACAGAACGCGAAGCCCGAACCGAAGCAGATGCTATAAGAAATAGCGGATTAGCAAAAGCTAATTTAGGCTTAAAGAAAGCACAACAAACTTTTAGAACCGGCCGAGCAGCATTGATTGGCAGTACCTTGAAAAGCATATCAACTACAGGCAGTATGTATGCTTATGGACAATCTCAAGGAATGTTTGGGAACATTACAGGAACACCAAATAACTTAGGGGCACTATCTAATAACCAAGCGGGCGCGTTGCCGTCTTGGGTACAATCAGCGAGGGGTTAATAATGGGAAGTATACCTAGATATCAAAGAGAAAAATTAGCTTCTTCTGTAGTGGGGACTCCGGGAGTAGATGCTTCAGGACAGCAAGTGGGGCAGTCTGTAGCGGACTCTTTTGAGAATGTAACTAATACCTTATTTAAGATAGCTTCTGAAAGACAGGCTATTGTTAACGAAGCAGAGGCTACTAAAAAATTTATAGATTATAGAAATGATCTTAACACTACGATAGAACAAACTCAAATAGATATGAGTGAAACTCCCGATAAAGTATGGGATTCTGTAAAAGAACAAAATACTCCTTTGATGGCCGACTACGAAAACTCTATGGGCAATGCGGGTTCCAAAGGTATATTTCAAAGACTGGCAAACTCAAATTTAGTTTCTACTTCTAAGAGTTTATCTTCTTGGTCTTTGGGACAGCAAACAGCTAACGCACAGTTTAATGTAAAAGCTTCATATGACACCATTATCCAAAGTGGAAAAACAAGACCGAGTATCGCTCAAGTAGAACAGGGGTATGCTGAAGTAGATAAAATTACAGAAACAACGGGCAAGGCAGTGTATGGCGCAAAGGCAATAGATATGGGCGAAGAAGCCAAATTAAAAATGGCTGAAGATTATTTTTTAAATCTAGCGTATACTAATCCAGACGAAGCTCAAAAACAATTAAATGAAAAAAATAATGTAACTAAATATCTTGCAGATAAAAAATTAAGTTTACAAGCAAGTATTAGAAAAGCAAGGGCCGCTATAGAATATAATACCGCGGTTGGAAAATTAGTAGACCAAGCCGAATATACCGACGCTATGATTCTTGATATAAATTCGAATATTAACAATGGGGCTAATATTATTAAGTTAAGAACAGATGCGGCTGCAGGCTTTATTACTAGAGAAACAGAAACAGCATGTGTAGCTTTAGCAGAAAGTGTTTTAAAATATGGGAACACTATAGTTAATAAATCTGTGGGAGATTTAGCTGATCAGTTAATTAAGTTAACTATAGGATCTTATGATCCAAAGGGTAGCCATGTGGATCAAAAAAACTACTTATTAAATGTACAAAGAGTAGTAGATGATACTATTACTGACTATGCGCATGGGAAGATAGATAAAACTATATTTGATAATATAATGAAGGGTGTACGTTCAGATAGTAGCATGAAGAAAATAAGTGCAGCCACAGTAGGCATGGCAAAGGGCGTTGATGTATGGAGAAATGAATTTTTACATGACATTAAAACAGTTAAAGAAAAAATGGTAAGTGTATATGGAGCAGGGAATCTTGCAAAAATAAATCTAGGTATGCGTCTATGGGTGTTTGAGACTAACGGAGACAATGTTGATAATAAGTTTTTAAAAACCAAGACAGAAGATATTATACGCAGAATTAATACTAATAGTTTTCAAGATCTATTAACAAATCAACTACCATCAAACAAGGCAGTTCTATCAGATACCATTACAGAAGAAAAAAAAGAACAAATTTCTGATGATTTAAAAAATGCCTTTACTAAATTTAGGATGAAAATATAATGGCGCTTCCTTGGAATGAAATAGAAGAATCTGAAACATACACTGCTTTGACTGATGATGAACAAGATTATTTAAAACAATCTTATTTTGATCAAGCAGTGGCCCCTTCCGATACTTATAAAAAGTTATCTGAAACAGATCAAACAGTTTTTAAGAATAAGTTTTTAGGAAAGCCGGAGCCAGAGGACACTACTAATTATAAAGATATAGATTTTCTACCTCTTAATGGAGAAGATACTTCTTTTTTAGATAAAACAAAATATGTAGCGGAACAAATAGCCAAAAGTATATTTAAAAACACTCTACGCGTTGTAGGAACTCAGGGTACTTTATTGGAAGTATATGCCCAAAAGATGCGTACTGGTAATAGTTATGTGGTCCTAAAACCATTTAAGAATCTAGGAGCTACAGGCACTATATTAGAAATATTTGCGCATAAGATGCGTAGTGATCTCAAGCTAGATTTGAAATCATTAGGTGTGAACGATTTCTACGCTAAAATTTTTGATGCTATCCCTGCTAAATTAATTGAATGGGGTAGAGTGGCGCGTGAGTATTGGAACAAAGCAGCAGATAATAAAGCGTTAGAATTAGATGATAGTCTTAAAGGGGCCTTTATGGACAACCCTTCTTGGTTAAAAGCAACAACTCTTATTGCTGGAGCAATTCCATCTTTATTTGCGTCGGTAACAGTGGGGTATCTTACTAAAAAGCCGATGTTAGCCATGCTGTATATGAGCGGGATAGACGCTGCGGACGTATATGTAGAAGGTATAGAGAAAGGTAAAACCGGTGAAGAGGCTTCTTATTTATTTGATTTGGCTTTTGCTGGAAGCATGGGGACCAATGCATTACT